ATCTTTCTTTCGATGAATTTAAGATGCTTATAATATTATACTATATTAACTGAAGTTTTTTAGCCATTAGACTGTATTGGTCTAGAGGAGGAGTGGATTGAATTAGAGAAGTAAATTTTTTAAAACCCATTTCGCTTGGGTCTTTATCCTCTAAATCAACTAAATATACTTGTTTACCTTCATTTAATAGCAACTCAGCAAATCTCAATGAATCTTTCATAGCGTCTTTATCTAAAGCTATGTATATTTGTTTTACCATTGAGGTAACTATTTTTTTCATTAAACTATCTTGTATATGTTTCCCTAGCAAAGGTATAGCATTTCGTTTAATAGCAAGAGCATCAAATAAACCTTCACACAATATAAGAGGAGATGCCCAGTTTATAAATATTTCAAAAGGTATAATATTTTTACTGAGGGATGGGTTTTTATATTTTACTTTAGAGTTTGGATTAAAATTACGAGCTACAAAATAGTTTAATTTACCCTCGTTATCGTATGAAGGTATTATAATCATTTTATCGTATATTCCTCCTTCACAATATCCTATATTGTGTTTTAGTATATCGTGTTTAGAAACACCACGCTTTTTTAAATACAATAGGGCATGTCTCCCAATAATATCTCTTTCAGTTATATCGATTATGGGTTTAAATTCATCAGGTAATTTAACATCTGTTTTGACTTGGTTTGTTATAATCCTAAACCCACTTCCCAATAGCGATTTAAGCTCTGCTATTTTTTCTTGGGGGGCATCCATAGCTTTAAATAGACTTAGTAGCCTAGAACCTTTCTTATCGCAAACCCAACAATGCCATTTTTGATAGTATGTTGTGTTTTCGTCAAAATTTATTTCAAGTTTGGGTTTAGAATGGTTGCAAAAAGGACAAGTATAGGCTTGGTTACCGCGAGCAGTGGGTTTACCTTGTCCTAATACTGAATTAACTAGAGCTATAGCTAGATTGTTTACCATAGCAGGGAATATATAAAATCCCTACTTGGAATCAAAGTCTTTCCTGTAAAATTTGCCTAAAACGTTATCGTTAAAGTATTCTGAAGGATTTTCTAATACCCCATGTTTAAACAAATATTTACACTCGTAATATGTTAGCAGTTTTTTGCTGTAAACCAACTCTAGTATTTCACGTTTGAATTCTTGCTGTTTACCCCCCTTCAACATTTCTAGGATAGGTTTAGCCGAGCCATAATACGTTTTCCAATCGCTTTCTTTTTGGATTACTTGGTGGGTGGGTTTACGACCTGCACCTTGGTGTTCGGCCAATTCCTTGCGTGTTAATTTACGTTTAATATTGTGAAATAACACTTTTTTTCCAATATACGATACTCCGCTCGGTATATGAGTAGTAATGTAAATAAACCCATATATGTTGGGAGGAAAATCGTCTAGTGTTTCTATAACTTTATTATTGTATAACCACATTTATCTATCTATATTTACTAGTATTGTCGTATCAGTTGTTGCTGATGTTGGGAGAGGTTGAGCAAGTTTACCCACAGCTAATAGATTTTGATTTTCATCGTACAAACCTACTGTTGATACATATGGTGCAAAGTATGAACCAGTTACATTATTTGCTAGTTGCCCACTTCCACTTAATTGAGCTGATGGATTTAATGTAGCATTAAATTCATTTTCTCGTATAGTACATTTATATTGTGCTTCGTATATAGTATAGGATGAAGAGAAAGAACAGGTAACGTTTGTGGTAGTAACTGATCCTGAAGATAACAGTTGATTAGTAATTATGGCTAAACCATGTGTGTATATAATATTTCCTATATTTGAACTTCCTGAAAGTAAATTACCTTGCCCATCGTCTGTTAGAGTATACGTAACACTTTCTGATGTAAACATATATTGAAAAGAATAGGGTTGAATATATTCTCCAAATATTTTAGAAGGTATAGATATTACCCCAATAGATCCAGTAGGCCAGCTTCTATCAGGAACTAAGGTACTTTGTAAAAAATTATCGTATATAGGACTATTTACATTCCCAATTAAAACATCACCACTTGGATTACTTCCTATAAATACATCAGGTTGAGATACATTATCCCCAGTACTTGATGTTAAAAAGTTAGAATAGTAAAGTTGTTTTATCGAATTATATACTAAAACTTGATATTGGGTAGATAAAGTACCTGTAGTTAGGTTATTACTTAAATTTGAATAATCCCAACTTCCATTTTGTCCTATAAATCTATCAATACCAACTAGTTGCCCATCTGAACCTGTAGCAAATTGGCTGTATGGAAAACTAAAACTTTTATTGACTGTAAACGGAGTTACAGTAATATCGGATGCTAAAAATTGTTTGTATGGCCCCATTCATTAGAAATCTAACTTAACTCGAATCAATGCTTCTTTGGTAAAATCTTTAACTAAAGGTCTTGATAATTTAGCTACAGCTAATAACTCATTAGCATCGTTATATAAACCTACAGTTGTAATATAGGTTTGTGGATTATTTATAAAGCTAGAATACAATACATCTCCAGTTGAGCCACTAATAAATGAAGGATTAGTTGTATAATTAAATTCTGCGTTTTGTGGTCTTACGAACACAAAATCTGAAGTAATATTTTCTTGGGAATTTAATTGAAAACTAGCACCCCCTGAAATAGCATTAAATAAACGAACATTGTTGTATCCGTTAGTAACATTAGCTTGGGTACCAAACGATCCACTATACGATAATGCAACTCCTCCACTATTAAAAGGTAAAGCTAAAGCTTGGGCATTTACTAAAATAGTTCCAATATCAGGTAAAAACCATCCATAAGAACCAGATATAGTTTGACCAGCAACTGTTGATCCTCCTGTTAGCGTAGAAACAGCTCGGCCGTTAGAACCGGATACTAGTTGATATACTCGCATCCCATTAACATATGGAACGGCTGTTACATCGTTGCTGTTATCGGTTATAGACAAATAATTTGCGGTACTTCCACTTTGTATTCTTAAATTTAAAGAACCAGGAAACAAAGATTGTTTGTAGTTAGCTCTTTCTACAGATAATATAAAGAAATCAGATTGTGTAACTGCACCAAATATAAAATTAGCTGTTTCGTCTTCAAGAACTAGATTTCTGTATTGTCCATATAAAGTACTTGAAGGTGAATATTGGGGAATACCTGAATTGTAAGCTACAGATCCTGAACCAAGTTTATTGGCGTATCCAATGTAAAATTGGACAGCAGCATTTGTAATGGTAGAAGCTGTGTTATACGAAGCCAATACGTAATCACCCTGTAAGCTAGCTTCTTGAGTTGAACTAGTGAAAAATGTGGTTAAATTATAAGTATTGTTAGTCCAACAAGGAGCAGTTACAGACTCTGCTGAAACTAAAAAATCTTCTGGGGTAAATCTTTTAAATGACATATATATTAGGCTGAAGTTTTAGTTACTGTTATAGGAATTGTAATGCGAGCTCCTGAATCTCTACCTACTACTGTTAAAGTAGCTTGTAGGAAATTATTTGAACCAAACAATGTATTTACAGTGGTTGCGGTCATGTTGATTGTAGTACCAATTACTGTCTTAGACACGTTTGTTCCAAGTGTAGTTGTAGAATTTAAAGCAGTAGCGTTAGGTGTATTAATACCTACCCCGTTAAACACACTCATTGTTCTAACATCGGATATAGTAGCTGTGTACCCTGAGGCTTCAAATACTGTATTGTTACCAAGATAGTTTAATGTTTGAGGAGTAATTGCTAATGAAGCACCTTGTTTTAATGTAATAGCAGAATATCCTAAGTTAAGGACCGGCATTTTAGCTGTTCCTCTAGGTAAAGTAGTTAACACATACTTCATTTCTTGTGTTACTAAAGGAAAAGCTTCTAGTAAAGGCATATTTTCAATGGCTTGACCATAAAAAGCAGAACCTGAAGGATTGGTAGGATTATATAAAGTATAATCTATCTCATCATCAGATAAAGCAAATTGAGTAATTCTAAAAGAGCCATCTCCTCTAGCTAATAGTTCTCTACCTACATCGGTTAATATAGCGTCTACTGTTACTACTGAGTTATTTAAATATCCCATTGTTTAAAAAGTTGTTTGATTGTGATTATAAATATATGTAATTTTGGTTTTATTATGTCTTATTTGAACCATATGTTTTAGTTATGGTTTGGAAATTTTCGATAATTGTGGGGGAAGGGAATTGAGTTGTAAAAGCACCATTTTGTATTCCACTAAAACTGGTACTATCACTCCCTGAAACTATTAAACGATATGAGTTTATAGGAGAGGACCATATTAGGAAACCCATATTAGTATTTGATCCCCATCTAGAGCCCAACCCCGTATTCCAATTAAATTCTTTAGATAAGTGTAAGTCTGCAGTTCCCATATATTCTATACTGGCACTTATTATTTCAATTGGGGGTACAAGAGAACCTGAAAAACCTTGGGTTAAAGCCCCTCTAGCTGTATTTCCTAAATTTGAAAATAAAGATATAAACCATCTGTTTGTAATTCCTAAACTTCCTGTTATTGTATTTATTATACTATTAGATATAACACTGCTGCCTGTAGTTTCAAAACCACTTGAATCAGTAGTTACTAAAAATCCAGCAGGGTCATAATTTTGGGTTATATTAATTTTTCCCAAACTATAATTAACGTACCAGCCATAACCCGTAGGCAATGAACCCGAGGGAATATAATACGTAGATAAAGCAGGAGCTTCAACTCTATTATACACAACACTTAATTGG